GAATGACCTGCCATCAGGGAAATATCTGTCTTTGAAAAACTGCACTACAGGATACATCTGTTTTACAGCTCCTATGAGCTGATAGGTATCTGTTATCATTTTATAATTACCTCCTGTGATTATTTGAGTACTATTCCGCGTGTACGGAATGCGTCAATGTCTTTGTCTGTAAGCTCTACGGTTGTCACAACCTTTGATGCTCTGATGTTGCCGGATGTATATACCTGTACGACTACACTATCAGCTGCGGCATCGTATGGCTCTGTTTCTGCCACTATCGAATGAACTGCACCGTCTGCAGCATGTACTGAATATGTAGCCGCATCGGTCTCGGCATCGAATGCCACATCTATCACCTGCCCCTTTGCTATTGTGCCGGCTGTGCCTGCGGTAATGCTTACCGTTACCGTGTCCCTCTCAATCGGTAACCCGGCATCATAGATCAATTCATCATAAGTTGTTGATGAAGAATCGTTTAACTGTACCATTTTATTTGACCTCCTTTTTTGCGTTGACATAATTTGCTATACGCTCTGCATCTGACACCTGAGCCTCTTCGGGTTCAGCCTTCACCTCATCTGCCACAGATGCATCCTCCATAGCGTCGTTCATATATGCGTCTGCAAGACACATATCTCTGAGGTTTTCCTCTTTCATGGCTCGATATGCCAGCTCTTTTGCATCGCATATATCGCCATATTTGGCATCGTTTAATGCCTCTTTGGTCACGCTTTTTGCGATCTCGTCGAGTGACTTGATGCGCTCACGCTCTGCCTTTGCGCCCTCTTCTCTGGCGGCGCTTACTGCTTCCTCTTTCACAGCCTCTTCCTCTGCTCCGGCTTTGTCTATTGCTTCGTTCATCAAAGCGTCAAACTCCGCCTGAGCTTCCGGGTTCGTTGTGAGAAATTCCGAAAGTGTCATTTCGTTACCTCCTTCTTTGTTTCCGTCGTCTGATACGTCGGATGTTGATTTATTCAGAAAGGCGTCGCCGCCATTTTCTGCTACAAATATCTCATAGGAAATACCGTCTTTATCCGTGCCGCTTGTGGCAGGGACATAGTTGCTGAATTTCCCTTCCTTTTCTGCGATTGAATCGGCGTTTAACATCATATACAGTTCTTTTGCTTTTTTCGGTGAAATAATGTCTTCATGCGCTGCCACAGCTACAAGTTTCTCAGGCTCTCCATATATATAGCCGTCTGCAAATCCTTTTTCTATGGCAGTCTCAGGTGACATAAATGTATCATTGTCCATCAATTTTTGAAGCTCTCTTTTCGTCATCCCGGTTTTTCTTGCATACACACCTATGATCGCTTTGTTATATTCTCTCAGGGCTTGCGCCTCCATCTCCATATCTCTGTAATCTCCCATCGCCATAGACTGAGTGTTGTGTATCATATAAATGGCTGCGTCACTCATCAGCGTTTCATCAGCTCCACATGCTATGACGGTAGCCGCGCTCATTGCCTCTATGATATGAGCCGTGATCTTGCCATCGTAGTCCCTGAGCTGTTTATACATCTCAAAACCGGCAGAACACAATCCGCCTTTTGAGTTGAATTCTATCGCCACGTCATCACCGCCAGCCTCTTCAAGTGCTTTTTTCAAATCACCCGGACATGCTGCATCCAATCCCAGATAGTGATATACCCATCCTGTCATGTTATCAACAATCGGTCCTTTAATGCTTATCATTTTTCATTCCTCCCTCTTTTCGTCAGGTAAAGCATTTTCAAGTAACGTAAATTCCCGTTCCAATGTCCTTACATTATCATCAAAATCAGAGCCGTTTATTGCCGCTGCCTCCTCTTCATGAGTAGACAGTCCTGCATGTATTCTCTTTATTGCAGCATCTACTTCTTTGCCCGGATCCAGTGCCCCAGGTGCGGGACCTGTCCATGTGCATCTTGTATATGCTTTCTTTATACCCGGGTCGTTAAAGTATCCGGGTGCTGATATGCGCCCCTTTGAGACAGCTTCATTAAACCAAAGCTCGTATACTTCTTGGCAGAAGTCTCTGACAAACCATGCTCTTCTCATCCTGAAGGACTTCCATGTCTCTGTCATTGCGCCCTTTGCAGCAGAGTAACTTGCTGCAAATTTTTTCTGTAATACTTCCGGAGCTATCTCCAAAGCAGCTCCTACATGAACAGCCATTGCTGATACAAATGCATCGAATGTCCCTGACGGATGTGTTGCCTGCGCCGTATTTACCTTTTCACCGTTAGCCAGATAATGAACCGATGCACCGGTGCTTAATTGTATTTCTTCGCTCTCTTCATCGTCTTCATCATAATATTCATCATCGCCCGCATATTCTCCAACATCATCACCGTTTTCAGTTGTCACGAAAACGGAAAATACTGCACCAAGTACCGCTGCCGTGATCTCCGCCTCCGTATATCTGGTTATCTGCTTTAGCGCCTCTATCACGGGAGCAAGGAGTGGCACACCTCTGTACTGGTCGGCTCTCTCCGCGTTAAATATATGTAATATGTTCGGATTGCCGGTCTTTTGCCCTCTTTTTTCCACTCTTGTCCAGGTTATTTTTTTTCTCCAATTTAAGTTTCCCGGAAAATGCGAGCTTATATAATAGGCTGTGACTTTCCCGTGTTTATCTATCTCTACACCGTTTATGATTTCGTTTCCGGTCACCGTAGACTTATGTATGGCATTGTAATCTCCGTCTATCGCTCCCGGTGTTGATACCCTGTCACCCTCTATAAGTTTAAGCCTAAGCTGATAAGGCATATATGTCCTATCCTTGTCATACCTTATCAGACAAAATTCTTCACCGTTTTTTAGCCAGTCAGCAAGTGCTATCTGCTGCAGCTCGTAAAAATTATTCTGGTCATTGTTGTCGCATAGTGTTGATTCTGCCCATATGGCAAATTCTTTTTTTATTGCCGTCTCCATAAGCTCGGCTGTCTCACGGCTGATGTGCAGATATTCATAATCTATCCTTGGTTTCGGTATCAGGCCACCGCCTACCACGTTTGTACGCGTTGAGTTAATCGCTGCCGCCCCGAGAGGACTGTTCATATACAGATCTCTTGATCTCTCCCTGAGGGTCTTTCTGTTTTCTTCGATGTCTCTCTCAGGTGAGCCTGATGACGGATTCCATCTTTTCAGCGCAGGACTCGTGTGACTTGCCCCACCATGTGAGTATCCTGTATTTGATATCTTTTCCATGATATCCAGCCGCATCCTGTCCCTCATTCGTCTTGCTCCCGCTCCCGGAGAAAAGACAGACACGACTTTATCTATAATATTCATACAATCCTCCTACAGCCATGTTACACGTCTCACACGTCTTTTCGTATTTCCTCTGGTCTCTAAAGCGTCAACCTCTGCTTCCAGCTTGCTTATCTCTTCCTGTACATCTTCAAGATCTGCCCTCGTGAGACTTCTCGAACCGATGCGGTATTCCTGTGCGTGAAGTATTGCCTCTTCTGCCTCATAATAAAGTGCAAGCCGTCTTTTAATTCTTGTGATTTTTTCTGCAGCTGACATTACAGATCACTCCTTATCGATCTTCTTTTTTTCTTTTTCCGTGGTGTCGCTTCTTTCTTCTTTGTGTAATCTATACCCTTATCCAATTTATCCTCGAGTACATCCCAGCTCGGATTTCTCAGCTGGCAGGCAGCCAGATTATAATTAAACAGATCAAGCGGCTCATTTGCCGTTCCTCTCTTCTTTATCCACTCTGTCTTTAATCTGCCGTGTTTCATGCTTGTAATTTTATGCTCGCTTGTGAGCCCTTCATAATATCTCTCATCATATCCCCTGCCTTTTGGAAAATGACAATATCCCTCTCCCTCGTCTTCTATGGAAAGCCTGCTCATGATCATCTCTTTGCCGGCATTTACTCCTAAAATCTGCAACGGTATCATCCCTCTGGATATCTTTTTTCCATCCTTTGACAGCTCCGTGACCTCTGCCTTGCTCGCATGATATAAAAGCTTTATGCCTTCTTTGCCTGCATATCCCTTGACCGGATATATTGGAAGTCCCCTGTCAAGCATATCTTTACAATGTCTGTATACCGACTCTGTATGATTTCCTCCTGTATCTATGGCACAGGCTGCCACACCTACACATCTGCCGTCGGCATATCTGAATGTTTGGGATATGTATTCTTCGAGCTGTTGCCATATCCCATTTTTTTCTATATCTCCGTATATCTCTGTCTTGTATATTCCCCAAGTCTCGTATTCTCTCGCCCAACCTCTTATCTCTATCTCAAATCTATTATCTTGGACATCTACCGCTGCCGTGACAAGAATCACTCTATCC